ACAGTAAAAACAATTCGGCAATCTGCTAGAGATAGCGCATTAGCCTATGCCGCAAAGCATGGGTTTGTAGCACCGCCGCGAGAGGAAAGATCACCGGCTGAACTAATGAGAGGGGAGTGACAGCAAATGAGCGTACTACACACCAACATTGGCTAAGACAGTACACGAGCTTGAAGTTGAGTTCACGGAAATGCGTACAACTCAAAAGCACATCTACAGCAAGGTGGAAGAGCTGCATACCGACATGCGGGATGTCAAAAAAGCCTTGTTTCAAGCTAAGTGGGTTTTAGTTGGTGCGGTAGTTTTTGGTGGTTTAGTTAATAGCGACACACTTTTGCAGCTACTCAAAGGTTTAGGCTAGTGCCGATAACACGCGGACAAGAAACCAAGCAGGTGACTACAATGGCAAGAGGTCTGTACGACAACATAAATGCTCGTAAAAAAGCAGGGACTTCCCGCTCTAAAAGCGAGTCAACTATTTCTCCGGCAGCATATAAGAATATGCAAGAGGGTTTTGCTATGAAAGATCGTAAAAAGAAAATGGGCGGTGGTTCAATGATGGAGTCACCCCGCAAAGCTATGGCAATGGGTGGTTACGGTGAATCTACTAAGCGTAAGAAAATGCGCTACGGTGGCGATGCCGGTAGCAAAATAGTCAAAGGGCCATGCTCATAAGGAATAAATGATGGCTGTTTCTGGTTCAAAAGATTTTGAGCTTGACGTTGCCGAATACGTTGAGGAGGCCTTCGAGCGTTGTGGGATAGAAGCCCGTACCGGTTACGATCTGCAAACCGCTCGGCGGTCTCTCAATTTGATGTTGGCAGACTGGGCAAATAGAGGACTTAATCGGTGGACGATTGAGCAGACTTCGGTGAGCTTAGTTCAAGGGACTGCTTCTTACAGTTTAGGTGCCGATACCATAGACATTTTGTCTGCCGTAGTGCGAACTAACGTGGGATCAAGTAACCAACAGGACATCAGTATTTCACGAGTGAGTAGGCAAGAGTTTTTGAATATCCCGTCTAAAAATACTCAGGCACGACCTACCGAGTTTTATGTGGATAGACAAATAAACCCTAATGTCAATGTATGGCCTACACCAGACCAAGCGTATACTCTGGTATTTGATAGGTTAGTTCGTATAGACGATGCAGATACTCAACAGAATACATTAGAAATGCCTTTCAGGTTTTACCCCTGTTTGGCGGCGGGTTTGGCCTACTATATTAGTTTAAAAAGAGCACCCGACCGCACCCAGTTTTTAAAAGCTATTTACGAAGAAGAGTTTGAAAGAGCGGCAAGTGAAGACCGCGACCGAGCTAATTTAAAGCTCACACCGAATAAAGATTATTACGGGGTGTACTAATGACGTATGCCATTGGGATACAGTCGTTAGCTATTTGCGACCGGTGTGGGCAACAGTATCCTTATTTAAGTATGCAGGTGGAGTGGACAGGGTTTAAGGTTTGTCAAGAGTGTTTTGAGCCAAAACACCCTCAGCTAGAACCTATCACTAAACCGGCTGACCCACAAGCGTTGCATAATCCTAGAACAGATAGGGTGGAGCCTTACAATGTGTATGTGGGTATCCCCGTTGTGGAAAATGAGTCGCTCGGCCCTGTTACCGGTGTCGGGTGTGTTGGTTGGGTAACGGTGGTTACGTCATGAGTTTTACTTACGGTGAGTTAAAGCAAGCGATACAAGACTATACCCAAAACACGGAGACTAGTTTTGTCAACAACCTGCCTATATTTATACGGGCAGCGGAGGAGCGCATACTCAAAAACGTGCAGCTTACGTTTTTTCGTAGGAATGCTACCGCTAACACTACGGCGAGCAACCAGTATCTGGTTTGCCCGAGCGATTTTTTAGCTCCGTTTTCGTTGTCTTATACAGATAGCAGTAACAACAAAGTGTTTTTGGACTACAAAGATGTCAACTTTGTACAAGAGTACAATCCCGACGCCACAGCCACGGGTGACCCTAAGTATTATGCGTTGTTTGACACAGACTACTTTATTGTTAGCCCAACCCCTAGTGATAGTTTTACTGTGGAGCTGCATTATTTTTACCGCCCTGACAGCCTTACTTCTGGTGCGGATAGTGCATCTACTTGGCTCAGTGAAAACGCGGAGTTGGCAATGTTGTATGGGTCTCTCATCGAAGCGTACACTTATATGAAAGGTGAGCCAGATCTTATGCAGAACTACGACAAACGCTTTATGGAAGCAGTCGTAGCTCTCAAGAACTTTGGTGAAGCCAAAGAAATCACTGACGCTTACCGAACTGGTTTGGTTAGGAGACCTGCCGTATCTTAACAATACGGGCAAATTAAATAGCGTTTATTAAGAGGAAACACAAATGGCTATTACACAAGCGATGGCAACATCATTCAAAGTTGGTATTCTTGACGGAACATTCGACTTTAGCAGCGGCACAGCACAGGTATTTAAGATTGCGCTGTTTACTTCGTCAGCTACGTTGGATGCGACTACAACTGCGTATTCTGTGACTAATGAAGTGTCAGGCACGGGCTATAGTGCGGGCGGTAACACTCTGACTATTTCTGCAAACCCTGCGTCTAGTGGTACCACAGCGTTCTTAGACTTTGCAGATACTACATGGTCTACAGCGACTATTACTGCTCGTGGTGCTTTGATCTACTTGGCTGACGGCGTCACGGATCCTGCCGTTGCTGTAATTGATTTTGGTGCAGACAAGACATCTACCGCAGGTGACTTTACTATCGTCTTCCCTGCGGCTGACGCAACTAATGCGATTATTAGGATCGCCTAATGGTTGATGTTGTTGTCCCTATAACCGGATGGGGCTACGACCCTTGGGGCACTGACGGGTGGGAATCTGACCCGTCTATCCCTTTTGCTACGGGCTCGGTTGGCTCAGTAGGGGTGAGTGGTGGGGCAACAGTCAGCATAACAGGTGTTGCGGGTAGCACTGGGTTAGGTACAGCTACAGCGTCAGCTACAGCTACTATCTACGCGACAGGTGTACAAGGTACTGGTATAGCTAACTATGCCGTATGGGATACTACTGTTTATTTGGATGGTTGGGGTCGCGCAGGTTGGGGTGAGCAAGCCTTTGGCGAAGATAGTCTGTCCGTTGTTGGAACAACAGCCCTAGGGACCAGTACCGTCAGCATTGCGATGCAGATAAATGTTACTGGGTTCCAAGGTACGACAGCCCTAGGTAATGCTGTAGCCACTGCGGACTCAAATGTCACCGTTACGGGGGTGCAAGGCACAACAGCCCTAGGTAGCGTGATTGCTACGGGTACGGCGGTGCATATACCCAACGGGGTGCAAGGTACCGGAGCGGTAGGTAACGCTAACGTACAAGAAGGCCATACCGAGTTCCCTGTGGGGGTGCAAGGTACCGGAGCGGTAGGCACTACTGCTGTCACAGCTGATGCCATCGTGGGTGTAACAGGTGTTACGGGAACTTCTGGTTTAGGTAACGCAACTGTCTACCTGCAAATACGGGTGGAGGTTACAGGTGTACAGGGTACAACAGCCCTAGGTATAGAAACGGTTACGGCGGATGCTAACGTCTACCCCATTGGCGTACAGGCCACTGGAGCAGTAGGTAACGTGGTAGTTTGGGGGGAAATAATTCCCACACAGTCAACAATATGGGTTGAAATAGCAGCATGAGAACAGTAAACGAAGCACAGCAAGTCGAAGACACAATAGTCGTCAAGCATGAAATAGAAATACTTTGCTCAAATTGCGGGTACGACTTGGATGAGTCAGAGCTTGCAGCGGACACTTGCTCCGACTGTGGTCAGCCTTTAAACTTGAAACAAAATATGACTCTTTATGCGACGAGCATTCCTGCCGCGCAAGGTGATGCGTCACTCTGATATCTTGGAGATATAAATGGCTACTTATGTAAACAATTTACGACTTAAAGAAATCGCCACGGGCGATGAAAGTGGCACTTGGGGCACTAGCACCAACACAAACCTTGAGCTGATTACCGACGGTTTTAGCTACGGCACGAAAGAAATGGCGGCTGACGCTAACGAAACCTTCACGATGCCGGACGCTACAGCAGATGCCACGCGCTCGTTGTACCTTAAGTTTACTTCTGCGGTGGACCTAACAGCCACTCGTGAGATTACGCTTGGTCCAAACACGGTATCTAAGACGTGGATCATCGAGAACGCTACTACTGGCGGACAGATCATCACGATCAAGC